CAACGTCTTTAAAACATTTTGATTATGATGCTCAATTAGGATATAAAGAGGCATATGAATTTTATAAAAAAGCACTTAAGTATAATCAAGTAAAGAGGCGAATAAGATATGAATGAACAAAAACAATCAATCATATACCCAATTACTCTTTCATATCGTAAACATTGGAATGAATGGGAAGCTATAAGGGAATTAATCCAGAATGCTTTAGATTCAGATAAACAAACAACAAGGATTTATAAACAAGATGGAAACTTAATTATTGAAGATAAAGGTAAAGGTTTACAAGTAAAACATTTATTATTGGGAATAAGTGAGAAACAAGATAAAGAAAACGCTAGAGGTCAATTTGGTGAAGGTTTAAAAATAGCGTTAATAGTACTAAAAAGATTAGGTTATGATGTAGAAATAATAAGCAATAACTTACATTGTACAATTGATACAGTAGACATTGAAGGAGAAAAATGTTTAAAAATAAACTATGAACATAACGGATTAACATTTAACGGAACAAAAATAATAATACATAACTATAAAGGAAGCACTTATGAAGATAAATTTATAATGAATGGAAACAAAACAATACTATTTCATGACAATTTTTGGGGAGACATTATAGAAAAACCATATACAGAAAAAGATGGAGAATTATATGTTAAAGACATTTATGTATGTAAACTTAAAAATAGTGAGTTCAGTTATAATTTAAACAAAATACAACTAGAGGAATCTAGAAATGTACCCAATGAATTTTCAGTAAAACGTAATATAGCTAATGTATGGACTTCCTGTAATGATAAAAGGCTATGGATTAGAATGTTTAAAGCAATGGAAAATAACAAGTATGAGAGGCAGGCAGACTTTGATATGGTTTACTTTCCAGTTAATGTTAAAAAAGTAGTAACGGAAGCGTTTAAAGAGTTATATCCTAACTATGTAGTAAAAACCAGTGACGCATTAGCTAAAGAATGTATTTGGAGAAATAAAGAAGTTATAGACTGGTTAGATATAGTAAATCATAAAGACTTGATTGAATTATTGCCTACAGATAAAGACTTTTTAGAAGATTATAGTAAAGGTGAAGATATAGAAGTTAATGAGGAAACATTAACATTAACAGAAAAAGCAAACTTAGAAATAGCAAAGAAAATAGCTAAAATGATTAGTCTTAATTATGATGTTAAAGTTTACACTATGGGAAATAATGAAGTTTTAGGTAAAGCATATAATCCAATAAGGCTAAATAGAAAAATAATGGAAAATACAGAACAAGTAATAAGTACTACATTACATGAATTAACACATTTATATTATGGTATTGGAGACATGACAGTAGAACAAATACATAGACTAACAGACTTAGCTGCAATACCAATAATTAAACTGTTAACACAAACAGAAAAACAATATGATTTTGAAACGACTTTACTTGAATGTAAAGTTAAAGATTACACGCAATATAAAATAAGTATTCCTAAAAGACTGATAGAAGAAAAAGGCTTAAAGAAAGGTGATAAGGTAGAGGTGAAAATACAATGAGAATAATTATGGAAATAGACAGAATAACAAGTGAAACAATATTTTTATATGGTGCCATAGATGAAGATGATAATGCGTTAGCTGGCCCTATATTAAACCTTATAATAATGGGGAAAGATGTATTAACATTGGAAACATTAATACATGAGTTAAACGAAATACAAATAATTCAAATATTAGAAAAATTAGGATATGGAAATAAAAGAATAGTAAATAAACATTACGTTAAACCAGTACCTATATCACATTTACTTAGCCCTTATGGATATAAAAGTTTAATTTATCCATATAATAAAAACAAAAAGGAGGAAAAATTAAATGGAAAGAATACATGGTATAGAAAGGTTTAAATATTGCCATGTGAAAGTAATATTTAGGTAAGGTGAAACAAAAATGAAGCAATACATAGAAAGTTTGGAAAAAGCAATTAACGAAAAACTGAAAAAGATAGATATTAAAGTGCAGAGACGTTATGGTTATTATGCAATAGATAGTTATCATAAAGGAACGAACAACTGTTTAGACACGATGCAAGCAGGAATGACAAGAAAAGAATTAGTACGAACATTAGAAACTATAAAGAGGGTATTATGCTATGAAGAAACAAAACAATAAAGAGACATATTTATTGGAATAAGAAGGAGGTGATGTAATGGCAATTAAAAAAGAAGTTAGAGAGCTTTGTTTAAAGATGATAAAGTCTAAAATTGGTAGTAAAGAATGGGAAGAAGCAAAAGAAGAACTTATCAATAAGTGGAAGTTTACACCATTTAGCCTATTAGCACTTTACAGTTCGCCTCCAACAATTGAATTGACTGATGAAAATGTAGCTTTAGTAATGGAATAAAAAGAGGTGAAAAAATGACAGGGTATTATGACTGGAAAAAGAAACAATATTACCGTTGGGAAGTTAACGATTTTTATGATGTAAGCGAAAAATTAAGAGAATTAAATGCTAAAATAGAAAGAAAACTAGAACCAGAAGATTTAGATTTTTATTTAGATGATTATGCTTTAGCTAGGGAAGTAAATGAAAGATTAAACAAAAAGGTTAGAATATTAGCTAGAGAAAACAGAAAATTAAACAGAACATTAAACAGGTTAATAGAAGAAGTAAACTTTCTAGAAGAAATAATGCGAAAACAATATAAACCTAAAGATGCTTTAATATGGTAGGTGAAAAATATGAAGTATAAAAATATTGAATGTATGTCTATAACCAAAGACGGAATATGTATATTAGACCGTACTTCATGTGTATGTGCTATCTCTAAATATTGTCAATGTAAGTTTAGCCATAAACATTTAAAGTAGGGTAATAATATGGAAGAAATAAACTTTAAAATAAACGAGTTAGAAACAAAATTGGAAAAAATGCAGTTAGAAATAGAATGGATAAAAGAGCAAATAAAAAAACTAAACAGGGAAATAGACAAGTTAACATTTACATTCTAGAGAGGCTAGGTTATGCAGCATAGAAAATGCGGATTATTAGAGGAATATTTGCTGTTAAAATTAGTAAACCATAAACATTTAACACGGTATAAGCTACGATTAGAGCTTAGAAAAAAAGGAATATCAACATGTGTATCCCAATTTTACCAATTAATAAAATATTTAATATTAAAAGATTATGTGAAAATTGATAAAGATTTCACTTGTATAGTAACAGATAAAGGAATGAAAAGAATAGTTGAATTAGAAAGATTCATTAAGGAGTGTCTATTATAATGGGAATACAGAAAAAGAATCTATACAGAGATAAACATGGAATAAAAAGATGTAAATTCTTAGGAAAGAAATATCCTATTGAATGTGTATCTTGTCCTCATTATGTAAATATTTTTTGTGGATGTGATTATGAAGATTATTATGGAGAGGGTTTAGGGATACCAGAGGTTATTAAAAATGGAAGAATTATTAAATAATATGTTTACTTATGGAGACGTTTTAATATTGGGAAATAAAGGGACAGGTAAAACTAATGCTTTAATGTGTTTAGCTGAACAAATAAGACAAGACAAAAAAACTAAGCTAGTAATAATAGAAATGTTTCCTAAATGGATTAATGAATTTAATGAAGTGCCTTATTTAATAATAAATAATGAAGATGTAGTTAACGTTAAGAAAAGAAGGTATTACAGCAGATATTATTATGTTCCAGAAGGTAAACTTTACTGTAAATATGATTTATTTAAGAGAATAATAATTAATGATGCTAATGAAATGTGGATACAAAGAGGAACAGAAATAGAAAACTTTATAGAGCAAAACAAAAATGTGTTATTTGTTTTAAACATTGAAAACTTAGAAAAAAATGTACAGTTTACTTATGCGGTAATAAACTATTATTACAAAAAGGCAGTAGAGAAAAGACTACAAGGACTAGAGCCAGATAATATAGTGTTTGTTATGGACGAAGCACAAAACTTGTTTGATTACGGTTTGTTGGGAAGAAAAAACCTTAACAGTTTAAGGAAAATATATAATGAAGCGAGAAACTTAAATATGCATTTTATAATGTGTACGCAAAGATTACAAGACGTAAGTACTAAGATACGAGGAAGAACATTATTATTAATAGGTAAAGTGAATATGGATGACTGGAAACTTAAAATAGAAAAACTATGTAAAGACAGTGCATATAAAAATGAAATACTACATTTACAAGCAGGACAATTTCTAGATTTAGAAAACGATGAAATAATAAAGTTTCCATTATTCAAACAAGAGAATAAACCTTATATATGGGAAGATAATTCAGCAATATTACCCAAAGAGGAGAAAGGAGAAGGCTTACTTACAAAAATATGGAGATGGATAAAGTGAAGCATAAAGTTACATGTGCTATATGTGGAAAGAAAGGTGTAGTAGAAATAGATGACTGGAACAAAATGATATATGGTGGCTGGGGCTATTTTGGTAAAGTAAAAATTAAAAATAAAGATGGAACATTCAGTATAGTTGAGTATTGGGAATGTGCTAGCTGTTTGAAGGAGGTACTAGAAGCGGATGATGAAAGATGAATGTTGAAGAATTAGTACTTAATGGGGTAGTAACATTTAATTATTACATTGAAAAGAAAAGAGAAAAGGAAAAAGAAATTGAACGTAAAATACAAGGCAATTAAAAAAACGTTTATTTATAGAAGTTTAGGGTTATTAAGTGGTTTTATAATAGGTTATTTAGTGTTTAAAAATTGGGAAGGAGTTACACTTGTTACAATAATAACGGAAATAGTGCATACGTTGATTTATTACATATTAGAGAAAATTTATGAAGGTAAATGAGATGCAATTAAATTACGCAGTTGAATATGTTTTATCTAAAATTACTAAATATTTACCAGACAAAATAAATATGGTGGTTTGGGGTATAGCTAAACAAATATGGGACTGGTTAAACAGATAGAGAACTTTTTAAAAAATAAAGTTTAAATAGTGTAACTTAATTAAGAAAGTAATGAGGTAAAGAATGTGAACCCAATAGAAGTTGAAACATTAGGATTATGGAATAAAGATAAAATTGAAAAATTTAAAAAACTATATAAACCAACAGAAATTATAGGAGTAATAGCAGACTTACATGTAGGAAGCATAACATCTTTAACATTGCCAGAATACATAAAGTTTGATGGTTCAAAAATTGTAGCAAACGAAAAGGGTAAAGTAATATATGAATGTTGGGAAAACTTTGTGGATTTAGTTGAAATATGGAATCCAGAAGCGATATATGGATTAGGCGATTTTATTTCAGCTACGTCAACTAAGCTGTTTAAAGATTTTGATATTATATCGGATGTAGATAATCAAAAAGAAATGTGTATTCAGCTATTAGAACCTTTAGTTAAAGATAGAATATTCAAGCTAATAGCTGGAACACCGTTTCATGATAGTGTAGATACAAGAGTGCATTATGATATAGCAAAAAGGTTGAACGGAATACCTTATGTAGAAGGATACATTTATGATGTAAAAGATGAAGTTCCAATAATGATGTCGCATCAGACAAGGACAGGAGCATTATATCCATTAGGTGCTATGGAAAGAGAAACTTTATTTGTGCAAGCGGGAATAAAACAGGGAAAAATAGAGGATGTGAAACTGTTAATTGGGGCACATTGGCATCAATATCATGAAGTATATAATGGAATAGTTGATGTTGTAATACCATGTTGGCAAGGATATTATGCATATAAAGGAAAAACGGTTTATTATGGAATACGACAGCCAGACATTGGAGGATTGATAGTACTAATTAAAAAAGACAAGTTTGTAACGATACCATACATATATAATGTTAAAACAATGTAAAGGTGAATGTTGTGAACCAAACAGAGAATGAAACCCATAAGTGTTTTGTGAACCAAGATTTAGGTGAAACCCATAAAGATGTTGTGAACCATATCGTTGATGAAACCCACTATTTTATTGTGAACCAGGAAAATGGTGAAATCCAACCTCATATTGTAAATTTAAAAAGTAAGGTAGCAATTTATTATCAAATATTAAAAACTAAAAACATGATTATGAATAGAATATGGATGTATGAACATGCTGAGGAATGGAGAAAAAAGAGACGTTTACCTCCTATGATTTTAACAAGTAATGACAAGTTGTATTTAGATTCAATATTTGGAGATTTAGGTAGACAATTACAAGGATTAAATGGGAAATTAAGAGAAATAAAAAAACAATTAGAACAATTAGGACAACAAACAACATTATACATTAATTGGTTAAAAGATGTTAAAGGTATGAGTGGATTTTATGCTGGAATATTAACAGCTAAACTGATGGATAAAGACTTTCCAAGTAGAAGTCATTTAAACATGTATATTGGATATGGAACAGTTAATGGTAAAGCATTTAAAAGAATGAAAGGACAGAAACTTGGTTGTAGTCCGCAATTAAGAGCTTTATTCTGGAATATAGAAAAGAATTTAGTAATGGCGAAAGGACAATACTACCAATACTATTTACAACAGAAACAATTATATAAAAACAAACATTCAGATTGGACACCGAAACATATTCATAATGCTGCTAAACGTAAAATGGGGAAACTATTTACAAGCCATTTGTGGGAAGAAATGTTTAAAATTAAATATCCAAATAAACAAATACCTTTACCAATGCATTATAAAGATGTACCGTTACAAAATGATGAATATATATCGCCATTTAGAGATAAAATGTGAACCACGAATAAATTAAAACCTAAAACTAATATATAAACCAAAAATAAACTTTATAAATGAGTTTAATTATATGTTACTATTGTGGTAACAATGCAAAACATATTAGAAGATATAAAATTAAAACACGAACAGATACTTTGGACAACTGTTAGAATTAAAGCTGAAAAGGCATGGGGTAGCGGAACAGTAGTTTATAGTGGACAGGACAGTAAAGGAGAATGGCACGCTTATGTTTTGACCTGTGAACATGTGGTTCATGATAACATTCATGTAGAAACTAGATTTGACCCTAGAGTAGGATATGATATTAAGAAAGAAACACGTATACCATGTGAAGTTGAATTTTTCTATTATGATAAGTATAGTATATGTCAAGGTGTAAGTGGTAGTACTAAAGCGGATATTGTAGCGTATGATGTAGATGGAGATATAGCATTACTAGAGTTAAGACGTAACGCTAAAATAGATTACGTAGCAAAACTATTTCCTAAGGACTGTTATAAGGAAATACACGTGTTTGACCCAGTTTATGCATGTGGAGCAGCATTAGGACATGAACCAGTAGCTACAAGCGGAATGATAAACTTTATGAATGAATTAATAGATGAAGGAATAGAATATTGGATGAGTAATGCTCCCATAATATTTGGAAATAGTGGAGGTGCAGTATTCAGATTTAGTCCAGAAAGACAACGATACGAGTTTATAGGTATGCCAGCAAGAGTAGCTGTAAACATAGCTGGATTTATGCCTGACCCAATAACACATTTAGCATGGTTTGTACCAATAAACAGAATATATAAATTAATAGATGATAACTTTTACCAATTTATATATGATAATAATTGGACATTTGAAAAGTGCAATGAAGAAAGAGATAAATGGAAGAAAGAAAGAGAAAAACTGTTACTAGCCAAATATGGAGGAACTCCAGAAAAAGAAGAAAAAAGAAGAAAAGGATTGTAGGTGACATTATGGGATTAGAAAATGGTGAATGTGACAGTTGTGAGAAAGAAGTTAACTTTTTATTCCCTGTAGCTGTAATGGTAGAATTACCAACTGGAGGATTCACTATGTCTTTACGTTATTATTGTATAGACTGTTATGAAATATTAATTGATGTTGCATATAATGAATTAGAGGATGATGAGGAAGAAGAAGAAAATGATAAAGATGAAGATGAAATAAAAATCTAATTATGTTATAAAATGGTTTCCAATGAACATTTTACTTTGTATAACCACGTATAATTCAAGAAAATTTTTAGGAAAATTATTTTTTCATTTGGAACAATTAGACCCGAAACCTACATTTACATTGTTTGTTAGTACTGATTATTATCCATTTAACGACCTTCTATATATTCATAGAAACTATAAAGTTACACCATACAAAATAATTAATTTACCATTCTGTAAAGACGCAGTTAAAAAGTCAGGTTATGCATATAACACAATAGCAATAGTACGTCAAACAGGACTAGAATATGCAAGAAAACACAACTATGACTACGTTTGGTTTAACGATGACGATAATTACCCTTTAACACCTAACATGTTTGAATTATTAACAGAACATCCAGATAAATACATTGTGGGGGCACCTTATAGCAGGGTCTATCCTGAGGGTGTATTTTTAGCATGTAAATGGGGAACAATAGAAAGAGGAAAATATGTATTAAAGAAAATACCTAATTATCCCATAGACTTTCCAGTTATGATTAGTGGAGGAGCCACGTTAATACCTAAAAGAATAATACAAGATACAAGATTAAACTTTTATCCTATATATATGGAATACAGTAGTAGTGAGGATTATGGATATACGCTTCATGCTAGAAAGTTTGGTTATTTTTGTTTATTAGATTGTAGAGTTAAAATGTACCACGAATATGTAAAAACAATAGCTGATGTGAAACCTTGGACTGTAAACCCAAAAACAAATCAATATTTTGAATTTGAATATTAATGTGATGTGGGATATGGAAAAATTATTTGGAAGTGTAATAGTTAAAATGATGCCAACACAATTTTAGTATAATTTAGTACTAAACTATTTATATACGAAAAACATATTATATATTATAGAGCAACTATGAAGTCCTATCCATATTTAAGGAATAGGTATATTAATTTAGTTAAAGGTGATTATAAATGAAAAGTGATAGAAAGCTCCTAGAAGCAAAACTAGAAGATAAAGAAGTTAAAGACTTTCTAAAGAGTGCAGAGGGACATCCATTTATACAAACGTGGATAAAGAATTATGAAAAGAAACTTGCTGAAGGCGAAATAGAAATGGGTGCTTTAAGGGGTCAAACAGTAGGTGATACTACTGGTGCTGGAGTACAAACACAAGTTGCTGCTACACTTGAAATCTTTAATGCTGTGGTTAGAGGTTTTACACGATACATGGATGATTCATGGATAAAGAAATACGCTACTGATGCTGTAGTGTTTAAGATTCCTAAAGTTGAATATATGGAGGCAGTAGCAGAAATTAGTGCAGGGGAACTTCCACACACAGAAAAGAAGATAGACTACGTGACAATTGACTTGAGTACACCTGAATCAGAAAAAGGTGGAAAAGTCACTTGGACACGTGCTTTAATGGAAGATGTTACGTTTGATGTACAAGCGGAAATGATGGAAGGATTAGGACATGCTATTGCAGTTAAAATGCAAAATGACCTTATGGCTAAACTGAAAGATGTAGCGGACAACAAAGCACATAGAATGCCATATGGAGCAAAAAGAAGTATAAGTTCACCTATTACATGGACCGAGTTTCTAGCAGTAGTAGGAGACATAGATGCTGGTTTCACCAGAGTAAGTGTTAGTGGAACAAGCAACCTAACTGCATCTGATATAGGTTCAGCAGTAGTACAGAACCAATCAGGTAACAACGTTACAGTTGGAACATTATTCCAAATACCAGCAGCTAACCAAGCGATAATTCTTAAAGGAGGCTCACATGTAGACATTTCAGGAAGCAATGCGTGTATTGTTAGTGGCGGAACACATCAAATAGTTCCAACTAGTGTAACAAAGAATGGTAAAGTTACTTATGGACCAGCAGATGTAGTATTGGTTAGTCCAGAAGTATACTGGGAACTGCTTAACATTATACAGTTAACTAACGTATTGTATGAAGGAAGTACAGACCCAGTTAGACAAGGAGTGATTAAACTAGCACTAGGAACAACAATTATAAAGCATGGTTTACTTCCAGCTAGAACATTAGTAGCATTAAATAGTGAAAAATGTATAGGAATGGTTCTACGTAGAGCATTAAAGATAGAGCCAGTATTGTTCCCCACGTGGAACGAGTATGGTTTTATTGGAACAGTACGATACGGAGCAAGCATACTGTTTGAAGGAGCAATGCAGTGGGCGGAGGGAAGCTAAACAACTAGTTAGTTTTCTATATGTACACTTTCTTTATTTTTTATGTATTAAATTTTTATGTAGGTAGTTTTTATGTATATAATACCAGAAAATAAAACAGTATATTTACGTGTAAGTGGACTAGCACAATACCACTTTTGCCCTAAACGTAGTAAAATTCAGTTATTTAATAATCCAGAAATACATAGTAAAGAAAGAGGTGCAGTAGTTAAAGGAATAAAACTACATCAACAATACGAATATATGATGTACAACATGGGATTTGATAGAACATTAGTAAAATATAAGTTAGGATGGACACCATTAAAAGTGTTTGAGAAACAAGTGCCAAACACTAATATAATGGTTAGAGGTAAACCAGATGATTTAAGAACAATAATAAATAAGAAAGACGGTAAAAAACAAACTATATTGATAGAACTTAAAACTACTGGTCGTAAAATGATTAGGAGAGAAATATACTGTGCTATGAAACAACTACAATTATACATGTGGTTGCTTAAAGAGAAACTGGAAGAAATAGGTTTTCCATTATGGAAGTATGGTATAGTAGAAATATACAGTCAAAGAACAGGTGAACTATTAAAAAGGTATAGTGTAGAATATGATGATAATATTGAAGAATGGATTAAACATGTAGTGAAAACTTTTACTGGAGAAGAACCTTTAAATATCCCAGAAAATACTAAATACTGTAAAAAGTGTCCACAAGCAATACGTAATATTTGCTCATGGCACGAGATGATGAAAAATGGATAAAGTGGTGTTTGTATGTAAATATGGTTCTATATGTAATTGGATACGTGAGAAGTGTTCATGCTTACTTAAAGAATTAAAAATAGTGGAATTGCATAAAATTGAAGAACTATGTAAAGATTTCAAAAATATGAATACAACAACATGTGATTGTATATGAGTCAGATACCTAAGTTAGACATAGTTTCATTTTTTGAATATGTGACTGGATTAAAACCTACAGAAGACCAGAAACAGTTACTATTAAGTTTAACAGATATGAATGTAAAAAAAGTAATAATTAGTGCTGGAAGACAGTCAGGCAAGAGCATTACTTGTGCAGTAGCAATATTATGGTTAAGTTTTGTTTATGGACAGGAATATCCAGTAAAAATATTATTAGTTAGTGCTCAAGAAAACATATTATACTTTCACATTAGAGAAATATTGAAAAGATGTCCAGAATTTGAAGAAGAAATAGTTGCACATGGAGTATATAGTTTAGTTCCTTTAAGAGGATACGAATTAAGAAATGGTAGTATAGTTTATGTTAGAGGAGCTACAGACAAGCAGATTAGAGGTTTACCAGCAGATATAGTGTTTATAGATGAAGCGGCAGAAGTGAAAGATGATGTTATATTAACAGCATTAGGTAATTTGAGTGGTTCAATAAGTAAGTTTATACTGTTAAGTACGCCACATAAAGATAACTTGTTTACTAAATGGGCGACAGACGAAAATAGCGGATTTAAAGTACACATGTGGAGTGCTGAGAATTTACCTTGGCATGATAAGACTATATTGGAAACTAAAAAGAAAGAAATGAGTAGTGAAAAGTATGCTGTAGAAGTGTTAGGTAGACCTCCAACAATACAGGAAAGAGGATTCTTTAGTAGAACGCATGTTAATAAGTGTATAAGTGACAGTCCAATAGTTAGAGAGGGAGGAACAATAGAGATAGGTATAGATTTTGGAGAAACAGAAAGTAGTACAATATTAACTGTTATAGAACGTGTAGGAAAAATAAAAAGTAAAATATTAGATATTAAAAAGTGGAAGTTACCTCCAGAACTAGTAGTTGATGAAATATTGATGCAAATTAGAAAATGGAATCCCAGTATAGTTAAAGCAGATAATAAACCTCCAGAATATATGAATGTATTAAAGACTAAAACTAGAAAGATAGTGTTTATAGATTGCACGTTTCATAAAGAGTTAATGTTAGGGCAACTACAAAAATTAATAAGGGAGCATAGTATATTGATTCCTCAACATGAAGTGGAACTTATTAAACAGTTAACAATTTATAGGAGAGGAATGAAGGTAGGAGATGATTATGTGGATAGTTTAGCTTTAGCAGTATATGATTACGGATTTAAACCTAGTTATGGTAAAGTGTTTATTGGAGCAAAAAATAAAGTTTAAATATTGGTTTAACTATTATGCATAGTGAGGGTACAGAAAAAATGAGGATACATGAAATCTTAGATAAATACTTTACTTTTTTAAGACAATTCAATAATGTTTTAAATGTTAATGCAGGAGAAGAAATAACTAAAGGATTAAAGACTGGTAGACAAGCAATAATAGTTTATGTTAAAAAGAAGTTACCATTAGAGAAACTAATGCTTAATGAAATATTACCTGATTATGTAGACGATGTACCAATAGATGTTATAGAATGGACTACTGATTATGAATTGGGAAATACTGCACCTTCATATTATAATCCTGAAATACAAAAGAAAATAGCTGGTGGTGTAAGGAAATGAGTAGTGATTTAAGAAATACTTGCACTCCAGTTAAAAACCAATTAAGTTGCGGTTCATGTACTGCTTTTGGTACTATTGCAGCGTGGGAACAGAATATTAATGTGTTATTTAATCAGTTATTAGATTTAAGTGAAAGACACTTGTTTAGTTGTAGTGGAGGAACATGTGAAACTGGAAATACTATGGATAAAGTGTTTAATACAGCTAAAGATTATGGTGTAGCATTAGAAAAATGTTGTCCTTATGATGGAGTAGACCATTCATGTGGTGACGTATGTAAAGACTGGTATGTTAATGGAAAAAAACTTAAACAATGGAGAACAATAAAGAATATAGAAGAAATGAAAACTTTGTTAAAGAGTAAATGTTTAGTTGCTACTATGGCTGTATACCAATCATTTATTAACTATAAAGGAGGAGTATATCATAAATTAAATAATGATTCATTATTAGGATACCATGCAATATGTGTATGTGGATACAATGATACTTTACAAGCATGGTTATTAAAGAACAGTTGGGGAACAAACTGGGGTATGAATGGTTATGCATGGATAAAATATGGAGAATGTAATATAGATGAGGAAATGTATGAGTTAACACCTGATACAGAACCACCTAGTCCCACACCCATACCTTCACCATGTAAACTTGGAAACTTTATAACTAAACTATTAAACGTATGGTGTTATTTATTTAAGAGGAAAGGTAGATTCTATTATATGAATAGGAGGTGATATTATGGGAGAAAAAATAGAAGTGAAAGAAACAGATAAACCATTTATACTTGCTTTGGTAAGTTCAGGAATAACAATATTAAATATAGTGTTTACAGCTATGGGAGCACTAACAAATAATAAACAAATGATAGATACATGTGTAGAAATATTAAAGTTTACTTTTCCATTAACGGCTATGGCATGGAGTTTCTATTTTGGTAAAAAAGAATAAGAGGAATATATAATGGAATGTTTAGCTAAAAATTGTATAAGTAGACAAACAGAATGCAATAAAATGTGTCGATGGTGGACTTATGAATTAGTGGTTATGAAAGCTAAAGGAGTGGTGAAGGAGAAATGACTATGGAGCGAATGTTAATATTGCTTGTTATTTATATTGAGTTATATTATAATGCTTTATTATAATGAAGCGAATAAGAAATGAAGGAATTATTACGTTGTGTATCATGTGGTAAACCAATATGGAGACATAAATTAAAGATAAATGAAGTGGATACTTTAGGTAGAAGTTTATGTCAAGAATGTAAGAATAAAGCTAGAATGGAAATACAAAGGAACAGAAATAAAATTTATAAAATAGATGATAGTATATATGATGAATGGTTAAAACATGAATTAATAAGATTAAGTACAAAACAAAAATTAAAAGAGAAGAAGGGAGCGAAATAATAATGGATATTGATTTAAACATTAAATATGTTGAGCCTAAAATTAAAATAGTTAAAAGTAAAGGTAGACCTCTTTACTGTAGAATATGTCATAGAATAATGGTGCCACAAGAACAATATGTGTTTTTTAGAAGTACTAATAGAGAATTATTAGACATGTTAAGTATCAAATATAAATGTCCGCATGTCACAGTTTGTGTAGATTGTTGGAGTATTTATAAATATAAAATAGAAGAATTGTTAGGTACTGGTTATGAGGAGTTAAATGTAAAATGAACAACAACAATTGGACAAAAGAGGAAGATAAAATATTAAACAAATATTATCCTAAAATAGGAACTAAAGTTAAAATGTTTTTGCCTGATAGGACACTTGACGCTATAGACCATCGAGTACGTAGATTGGGAATTAAATATGAACCTTTAGGTGAAGAACCAGCAGGATATTTAGATATAGAAACAAATTCTCTACAAGGAGACTTCGGTTTTATATATTGCTGGTGTATAAAAGCAGCTAATGAAGATAAAATATATTATGGTGTAATAAAACCTGAAGAAATTAGTAATGGTATACTAGACCGTAGAATATTAGAAGAATTATTAGAAGTACTGTCTAAGTTTAGAACAATTTACACATATTATGGCACTAAGTTTGACTTAGCTTTTATTAGAACAAGAGTATTATATCATGGTTTAGAGTTTATACCTTACGGTTTAATTCAACATAGAGACCTTTATTATTTAGTAAAAAGAATATTGAGAATACATAATAATAGACTTGAAAGCGTTGCTGATTTATTAAATATTAGAGGTAAGACACATTTAGAGCCTAGAATTTGGAATAGAGCTAATGCTGGAGATAAAGAGGCTATAGAATACATATTAGACCACAATAAAAAAGATGTTATTTTACTAGAGAAAGTTCATAATAAATTGAAGGATTATGAAGCTAGGACTAAGAGATACTTGTAAAGGAATAAACATGGAAAAGCGTAAAAAAATTAAAGTTTCAGGTTGGGTAGAAGATAACGTTAAAGATTCTAATATTCCTATTTACTGTCCTAAATGTGGAAGTAAATTGCGTGTTGTTAATGCTTTACAAACTGAAGCAAAAATAATCTTTATATACTGCCCTAACAGTAAATGTAGATATGCAGAAGAATTTGAGGAATAACTATGAGCGAACGTAAAAATTTCAAAAAATGGATTGTAGATGTTGTGTACGAGCAACAACAAGGTATGTGTAAACGGTGTGGTAGAAGTTTAGAACTGGGATTTCATAAACATCATAAAGATGGTGATGCTAGTAATAATAGTGTAGAAAACTTAGAATTATTATGTCCAGAATGTCATGGAGGAGAACAATATAAAACTCTACAGCAACAACGTATGAAACATTTACAGCAAATAGAAGATATTATTGGTTTAGCTAGCACTGGTGAAGTTAGTGGTGCAGTAGTTGAAAAGATTACTGAACTTATTAAGTTGGGACTTAGTTTAGAGAATAAAGTGTATAATGATGTAGAGTTGCCTCCAGTTAATATACGATTACAAACTAATATTGCTATACAGCAGATGTTACTTAAAGAATACCAGAGAGGATTTGAAGATGGAATTAAAACAGCATATAATATATTGATTACAAGTATGATGGGTAATGTTAATGCTATGATGGAACAATTACCTAAAGACCAATCTATTAATGAGTTATTAAAAAATTTAAAAGAGGATGTTAGAAAGAAATGAAAGTGAAAATAAAAATAGAAGAAGTGTATGATAGTATAGAATTAGAAAACTTAATTAAGTATGTACGTAAACTACGTGAACAATTTTATAGTATAACTACGTTAGATTTTGAATTAGAAGTTGATGTGAAAGGTGTACAAGTTTGAGTGAGCCTAAACAAATTAAGTTAGATAAAGAATTGTTAAAGAAAGAGAAGCATATAGACAGTAAAACTCCTGAAGAAATGAATAATGAAGTTACTAGTGAACAGGAATATGATGTTACACAGTTAACAGGGGTTGGACCAAAAACTGCTGAAAAACTTAGAGAGAAAGGTTATTTAACTCTTATTGATGTTGCTACTACTAGAGCTGATGAACTTAGTGCTGTAATGGGTATTGGTTATGCACAGGCTAAAGTGTGGATAGATGATGCTTTAGATAAAGTTAGTGCTAAAATGAAGTTGCAGAATGCTACGGACTATACTAAAGAGAAGAATGATAAAACTACAATATTTAATACTGGAAGTGAAAACTTAAACAAGTTGCTTGATGGAGGATTTAAAACTGGAACAATATATGGTACTGTAGGACGATTTGCTACTGGTAAAACACAAATAGGTTTTGAGTTAGTTGTTGATTGTTTAAGTAAAGGTTATAGTAGTGTATTTATAGAAACTGAACCAGACACGTTTCATTTAGAAAGACTACAAGAAATAGCTAATAGTAAAGGAATAAAGAATGTTGATTGGAGTAAACTTTACGTGTGTCCAGCAGACCAAATTCCCACGGCGAAGGCTCAATATTTACAGTATAAAATTATACAGAAAACATTAGAAAGAGGAGAAAACATTAAACTTATAGTAGTGGATAGTTTTAACGCTAAGTTTAGAGCTGGATGGAGTAGAACTGAACTTTTACCATTAAGAACACGTGAGTTAGGGGAGCATTTTACTTTAATAGAGTTTTTAACAGCTAAATATAATTTATGTTGGTATTTAACATGTCAAGCTATTGCACCTCCTAGACCAGACCAAGGATTACAGGCTAAAGTAAAGTTTGGACAAGAGTGGTATCCTGTAGGCGGGGACTTTTTATTGCATAGTGTTAATGTTTGGTTAGGACTTAATCAAGTGAAAACAGAATTATGGACTGCTACGTTATTTGATTCTAGTTATATTGATAGGGGAACAGTTGAATTTGTGTTGTGTAAAAAGGGTCTTATGGACAGTGTTAAGTAATGAAGTATATTGGGAAAACTTGTTATGTGACAGAATACAAGATGTATCATGGAAAAACAAAAAGTAAGAAACGTAAATTAGAAGTTGTATCATGGATGAATAAAAGATGTGTTGATTGTGGAAAATTTATACTGAATAGTCATGGAGAACGATGTTTAAAATGTGCTAGAGAATATGAAGTAGTATGTAAAAAGAATTATAAAGAAAGATTAAAAGAACTTAGAAAAACGTTGAGGATTTTACCTAGTGTTGAGGATATGTAAAATGATTTATGTGGATGTGCATGAGCCACAAGAAATTATTGAAGGTTTAACGAGTAAACGGTTAACTGTGGAGGTTAAACGTTTAGAAAGTGGTGATTACGTGTTTAATGATGTTGCTATTGAAAGGAAAACTTTACAAGATTTAGTGAATAGTACCTTTAATAGAAGATTATGGACGCAACTAGCAAATTTATGTAATAGTTATAAACAACCTATGTTGCTTATAGAGGGATGGAGTGGATACAGCAGTTTAGATGTTGTAACTAAAGGAATAATTACAACTGTACTTACACGTTTTAAAATACCTATATTGTTTAGCTATAACTATTTAGAAACTGTAGAATGGATTAAATCATTATATATAAAGACA